ATGACATTAGATGAATTGATGCACAAATACAGGGAAACATTCAATGACCAATTTCCTTTGATGATTGTTCGCAACACATCTGAACAGGAAATCATCAGCATGATTGAAGACTGCATCAGGACTGGATTGCCTTTTGAACCTGAAATGGATGAAGATGTGGACTATGGAAAGATGTGCTGCCAACCAACACCGAGTTTCATTGATTCACCGTACTTTGTAGAAGAACCTTTTAATTGGCATTTGACAGAAGATGCACCTGATGACATCAAGAAGGAATTTGAAGAATACATGAAAGAATCAGGAACTCATCCTGGTGAAGTTATTACCTTTGCAAAAACACAAGGTTATGATGGTGTATCATACATTGGAAAATGGAAAGAATATGAAGCATATGAACCAGTTTACAGTGGTGATGATGTTTCCTTTGTTGGTGTTCCCCTTTTGATTCTTGTGAAGGGTGACAGCATCCGAATGTCAACAGTTGAAGAAGCATTTGAACAACTTAATAGCAATTCTAACAGAAAGTAAACTTATTGATTGAAGCACCCTGACCAATAAAGCCAGGGTGCTTTTTTTCATGTAAAATCAAGGGGTACAAATATACCAAGACCCTTTGAAAAACCGTTATATGAAGGTTATATGACCTTGTTTTTTCACTGTTTTGTCCAGGTGAACATGGAATTGATGAAATTCAGCATTCCCACCCTGGTCACTTCACCATCAGGGTTGAATTCATCTGTGTAATTAAACCATCTGTAAGAAATAGCAGTGTTGATGGAATCCCTTGCCCAATGCTTGGTGATTATCTTCCATTCAGTATTGGGTTTTGCAAACTTTGCCAGGATGGACACCATTTCACCCCAGGTGACATTCTTATCAGGGTTGAACTTTCCATCAGCACCACCTGCAATCAGACCTGCATTTGCTATTGTGCTGACCGCTTCACTGTACCAAGCATCTGCTGCAACATCCTTGAAGCTGTTCTTTTCAGAATAGACAGCAGCTTTACTTTCAGGGGTCAAAAGCCTATACACGATTTGGGCAAGCTGTGCCTTTGTGACAGTGTCTTTATTGCCCAGTAGACCATCTGTATACCCAAGCAGGTATTCTGTCTTTGTGGTGTCCAGGATAGCCTTTCCTGATGACAATACAACAGGGGTCTTGGTCACTGTTGGTGTGACAGTAGGGTTATAGGATGAATGACTGCTGCCACCGCTACTGTGATTTGAAGAAGGGGGTGTGACTGGTTCAGGGTCAGGTGTAGGGTCAACAGGTGTTGGAACTGGTGTATATTCTTCAACTTTGTAAGTCTTCCCATTGGTCAACCCAACAATTTCTGTTCCAGTCAGTGTTCCTGATTCTGATTCCACTGATGTCAGTGTTCCATCTGCTTTCACATAGCTTGTGGTTTCATCCACTGTGACCTTGTATTTCTTGCCTGATGTAAGACCTGTGATTTTTCCATCACCTGCTGTTCCCAGGGATGCTGAATCAAGGATGACTGCTGTTGGTGTGGGTGCAGGAAGTTCAAAATCTAATTTCAAGAAAGAACCACCTGCTGCATCAGTGAAGTCTGATACCCAACCTTTGACAATTATGTTTTCATCAGCATATAAGGCTTGTAACACTTCCAGGTTTTGTTCATGGGTCAGTGTTCCAAATTCATCATTGGCAATGTCAGCACCCCCATTTGTGGCTGTATTCTTGAAAATCTTGCTGTCAGTGATGGTCAGCACACCACTGTTATAAATTCCACCGCCAAGGTTGCCTGAACTGTTTCCAGTTATGATGCTTGATGTGATGGTGCAAGTTGATGCAGTTGATGCAATCAGAATTGCACCGCCTTTTCCAGTAGCATGACCATTTGTGAAAGTGCAGTTTTCAATATGGGTTGGTTTACCTGAATTGATTCTTATGTGACCACCATCCATGCTGCTGTTAGAATCGAAGCTGCAATCCTTGAAATAAACTTCACCATCACCAATTGAAACAGCACCACCAGGCATTGGTGAAACAACATTCTTGATGGTCACATCCTGGAAAGTAGCATCTGCACCAATGCCAATGAAGGAAAAGTTTGAGGATAAATTATCACCATCAAAAGTGATATTTTGAACCAGGAAGGGTGCTTCTGAATAGGACAATGACAAATAACTATTGTCTGTTATTCTTTTCAGAATGATGTGCTTGCCAGGGTCACCAATTACTGTGTCAGCATATAATTCAATTTGACCGCTGAATCCAATGACATCACCATCCGCTGCTGTGTCAATTGCAGCTTGTAGTTCTGCCAATGTGCTTACTTCAACATCAGGTGAAGCAGCATATGCCTGTGGTGTATGACATAACACCATGACCATCACCAGGCATACTGCCCATAGGAATTTGGGGAAGGGGAATCTGTTTCTTTCTGTTTTGTTCATCTCTTGTGAACCTCCTAAAAATAATATTTGGCAGTCACACTGCCATACTTATATTATAGGTTGTCTTGTCCACAATTCGCTTTAATTCGATAAAAAGAAAAAGACCCCTGAACCGAAGTCCAAGGGTCATAAAACATATCATTATAAATTTAGATTGTTGATTTTAGAAGGTTTTCAGGTGATTTTGTTACTAACCTGATATTAACAGCTTATTCATGCACACCTTCTGCTGCTTTTGCTATAGCTTCATCCAATCCTGTGACCATGTAGTGTATGATACCATCAACATCTGCTTCCTTTGAAATGTGTTGGGTAATTCCACCCATATCAACCTTGATTTCAGCAGTAGTGTACCTGTTGACAGCATCCCTTTCTGCTGAATCACGCATATACTTCAAGTCTTCCACGGTTTCAGACATAGAATCCTTCATGTCACCTGTGTTTTCAGCAATAGCTGCAATGTTGCTTGGAATGCTTGAAGAATCATAAACACTGGAAGTGTCTGCTGCACTCACTCTGCTGTCAATTTCAGCTTGCCTTTGAGCAGTAGCAGCAAAAGCATCAGTCTTCATTTGGTTCAGTGCTGCATCCCTTCCAAGGATGTTGGCTGCAACTTCATCTTTATAGTTTGCCAGGTCAGATGCTCTTGCCATCTTTGCAGCTTCATTTTCAAGCTGTGCATTAGTTCCAAAAGTAACTTCTGCAACCGCTTCAATGGAAACACCAGGAATCTTATTCAGGATGTTGATGAAGTCATTGATGATTCCAATTGCACCATTGACCATGTTTTGAAGTATCATCAGAACCCCTGACTTCATATCACCCATGAAGTTCTGAATTGCATTGCTTGCTGCCATGATTCCAAGCATCAGCTTGTCCCATAAATCAAGAATCCAGTATATACCTGTGAAGAATCCTATCTTGACCCAATCCCAGGCGGTCATGATTGCATTTGTAGCAATCAGCCAGGCATTTTGAATCCCACCAACAGACTGCACCCATTTATAAATTGCACCAACCAGGACACCAATTGCAAGGGCAATCCAAAATAGAGGGTTAGACAGCAATGTGGTGAAGAATGCTTGTGCTGCACCGTTTGCAATCCATGTTGCAACAGTTGTTATTCCAAGACCAATTGCATATGCACCAAGGGCAGCAGCAGCACCAAGAACTATTGGTTCTAATGTATCCCAGTTTTGTGCCAACAGACTGATAAATTCAAGCAGTGGTTGTCCAATCATTACAAGTTCATTCATGACCCCAGTCCAAACCTGTGCCCAAGTCATGGGCATTGATTCAAACTGTGCATTGATAGCATCAGTGGATGAAAGCATTGCATTCTTTACAATGTCAGCAGTGATTTGACCTTCTGATGCCATGTTTCTGATTTGACCAATTGGAACATCCATATAATCTGCAATAGCTTGGATGACATTTGGTGCTGATTCAAACACTGCATTCAGTTCTTCACCACGCAAGACACCTGAACCCAAGGCTTGGGTCAACTGCAAGGATGCACTGGACATTTCAGCCTGTGAAGCACCTGCAATGACGAACATTTTATTCAGATTTTCAGCAAAAGCAATAGTTTCATCATTAGAACTGAAAGCATCACCTGCCCTTTGTCCTAACTTTGCAACCACATCTGCTGTTGCCAGGTATGCCCCCCTTGACCGCTGTGCAGAAGCAAAGATTTTTTCTTGAAGTTCTTCTGTTGTCTGCAATCCATCATTCATCATGTCCAGTCTTGCTGTGGTTTGGGTGACTGAATCAGAAAGTTCAAATAACTTTCCAACTGTATGAATAGATGCATATGCAGCAGCAACACCCATGACTTTCTTTGCAAAGCCATCCATATTTGAACCGCCTTGCTGAATATCCCTGTTCAATTGTTCTTGTGCATCTTCACTTTGTCTGATATTGCTTTCAAGGTTGTTTGCAGAAGCATTGATTGCATCAATAGAAGACCTTGCACTGTCAAAATTTGCCCCATCAAAAGCATTACTGCTTGCAGTATTCAATGATTCATAAGCACTGACAGTTCCATTTATTGCAGTCATGATTGTGTGCATTGGGGCAGAAACCCTGTCATATAATTCAATTTGTGTACTAATACTTGCCATAGTTTTTCACCACCTTTCTTTTGAAATAATTGATAAATGTACCTATACCAAAGAACTTTCTGTTGCTCTTGGTATAATTTTCCTTGATGCTTCTTCTTTTCTTTTCCCAGTCACACGAAACAGTGTAGGGGGTTTCAACCCCTTCCAGGTTGTAGTATTTGATGAACAGTTCAACATACTTATCATCTTTGTTTGTTATCTTGGGCATCAGCTTTCTAATACAGGAATAGAAACCTTTCTTTGAACCCAATAGGTCATCAGGCAGGGTCATCACTGCTTCAAGAATTGGAATTGCCTTTTCACAATTGGGGTCTGCTTTGTTCAGAAGAAATTTACCTTCTTTGATGATGCAGACAAAGTCATCACCCTGGGTTTCAGTCAAGGTCAAGTCTTTAATGTATCCCATCTTGATATGGTGGAAGTTTACTGTCCATAGGTCATCATTTATCACTTTAATGTTTGGATTCATTTTTTCACCTTCTTCCTTTGAATTTATGTGACTATATTTCTAATTGCTTGATTTTACAGGGTTTTAAGCTGTTTCTGTTACTAACCTGTTATTATCCTGTTCCAAATGAAGGACAACTTCAAAGGCTGCCAATGCTCTGTCATGCAGGTTGTAAACCCACCGAATAGATACATCCAATATCTTTGCAACCTGTTCCCAGGTTTTCATGGAAACATATCTTAATGCCAGGACTGCTTTCAATTCCTTATCAGGAAGCAGGTCAATCTTTTTGCATAGTTCCTTCTGTGACAATACCAACTTCTGAACATCTGCATCCAGTTCAGATTGCAGGTCATTGACCAGGGCAACTGTTGATGGGTCTGTTATTGCCAAACTGCCAAAGAAGGCAGTGTTGTTTTCAAGTGTTTCTTGCTTTGCTTTTATCAGGTATTCCAACCCTTTGAACTGTTCCAAATATACTTGTGTATCCATATCAATTCATTCCTTTCATTGTTCAATAGTTCAATATCTGTTCAATTAAATGGTCATAGCTTTTATTGATTCCTGCCAACCATTCACTGTTTTCAAGTCTTCTTATGGCAAGTAATTCAGTGGATTTGTATGCCAATGAACAACCATATCCATATATTTCAGCAGCTTCTTTCAGATGTTCCATACTTTGCAGCTTCCTGATGCCATTGGCTTCAAGCTGTCTGATTCTTTCTGTTGATACACCTTGTTCCTGTGCAATCTCACCCAGGGTCTTATTGTCTTTATATAAACCAATAATGGCTTTCTTTCGCTTTTCTTCAAGTGAATCAACCGCTGCCCAAAGTCTATTGGCTGCATATTCAATTGAATCAGCTTCAATGATACTATCTTCAAGGTTGAAGTCATCAGCAACGGTATCAGCTATATTCATGTCATCAGTTCCAGTGATGATTGCTTCCAGGCTCATGGTGTTGCACTCATATATGCACTTTTCCAGGCTTTTCAGCTTCCTTTTGGTTATTCCTAAGCCTGACATGAAATCTTCATCTGTGGGGTTTATATGACTGTCCTGCATGAACTTCTTTTTAAAGTTGTGATACTTGGACATTTCTTGCAGCATATGGACTGGAATCCTTTTGGTTCTTCCACAATCTGCATTGTACCTGGACATCTGTGCTTTAATTTTATGTTCAGCATAAGTCATGAACTTGAATCCCTGGTCAGGGTCATAATCTTCAACCGCCTTGACTAAACCAAAGTATGCTTCTTGCATTAGGTCTTCTAAATCAACAGAATCTTTATATGGATGTGCCAGTTTACGCATGACCCATTTGTTCTTTTGATAAAGTTCAGTCATGTTCACATCCACATTCATCCCTGCCTGTATAAGTGCAACTAATTCTTCATTGGTCAAACAACTTCACCGCCTTTCATTGAAAATTATTAGGTCATAACAATAAACCCCTGAAAATACAGGCATTCATGCTGATTTTGTTACTACCCTGTTACTATCAAGGAAGGGAACAGGTCATTTTGTTTCCCTGTTCCCTTGGTTTTGAAAGTTAATTTTCAATTGAAGTTCCAAGTATGTCTTCTGCAATTGAATCAATAATATATGCAATGCCAACAATATTGAATTCACCAATTTCTTGTTCGTATGAATCCATTGGAATTGCATATCCAACATTGTTGACACGCAGCACTTCCTGACCCTGTTCCTTAGGGTAAAGAAAGAGCATATTTGCAAGTGCTTCAATTTCATTGAATGTGTTCGAAGCAGTCTTGACCTTGTTCAGCTTTCCAAAAGTTAATGGGAATGTGGTATTTCCGTTTGCATCTTCCAATTCAACCTGTTTTTCAATTATTCTTTTGAAAATCATCATTTGTCCATAATCATCAATGAATTCCTTCAAATAGTCATATGCTACTTCATCAGTGATTTCTGCACCTTCTAATTCAAGATATTTCAAAGCATTGCTGACTTTTGTTGCATAGTCAGCAGGTTTGGTGACAGGCTTGACCACCATTGGAAGCAACTGACCCTTTGCTTCTGCAATAACTGCCTTTAGTTTCTGATTGTAAACTACATCTATCTTCTTCCAGGCATCAATGACTGCACCTATTTCTTCAAAGATAGTCTGTTTTAGACCGTCAGGAGTATACCTCTTTATGTATTCAGGTATTTTGAACGGTTCAATAACTTCCTGAACTGATGCCTGGTGTACTTGAACACTGCCCTTATAAGCATCAATAATTTCTTGTATTTTTTTTGCAAGTTCGATTTTCATTTTAATTTTCACCTTTCATAAATGGATTTTGCAGCATTGGTTGTCCTGCATCTTCAAGCTGCTTATTGATAGATGCATAGATGCTGTTTATCTTAGCATCAAAGAATTTATTCGCTTTCTTGGACATGATGGTCTTTTCTTTATCGGATATTGAAACCTGATACCGCCCAATCCTTTTGGATTGAGCGGTCTTTATGGTTTTTAATGCTTCCTGCTTTTCTTTATTCAGTAGCAAAATCTTATCCAATTGCTGTGCAATAAGGTCATTCATATTAAACCCTTGGGTCTATTCTTCCATAATTTCCCCATTCAACTACATCAGTATTAGGGGTGTCCATTTCACTAATTGCAGTCCAAAGTGTTCTTCTGTTAGCAGGGTTCATTTTTACTTTGAATTCTTCAATTTGGGTGTTGATGTAGGTACTGATTTCATCCTTTTTAAGTAGTGCTTTACCAAAGGAATCCCCAGTCACCTTGTCAGTTGGTACTGTGTAACCTGCTGCCTTTGCTGCTCTGATAGCAATTACTGTGTCATTTCTTTCATCAGAATTAAAATACTGGAATACATATTCCTTTGCGAAGTTTGTTTCTTGTGTTGTCATACTCATTTTTCATCTTTCCTTTCAAATTTTAATATTTTTTGTTGTAGTTACTTTGATTGTTCAAATACATTTTTAACCTGGTTCAGTCCAGTATCATTTGTCTTTCTGTTTTACACCTGAAATACCAAATTAGGTGGGATAATTATGACTTAATATTTTTTGTTGCTTGATTTTACAGGTATTTTCAATGGTTTTGTTACTAACCTGCTATTATCAGGCTTTCCAGTCTTCCAAATTCAGTTTATATCCAAGGGTCTTGAATGCAGTTGTTTCAATTCCTTTTGAACCTTGAATGAACATGACTTTCTGTGAAATTGTTCTGTTGCTGCATTGAATCTTTGCAATGTTTGCATCCTGAAAGTAATGTTCAGCTACTTTTTCAATCTGATGGCAGCAGGGGCAGCACACATAGTAAAAACCATCACTGTATGCAAAAGGCTTTGTTTCCTGGAATACTTTGCATCTATCATCCAGGAACAGTGTTCTGTATCTTCTGCCACATAGAACATTGACCGCTGTCACATGTTTGATATTTACTTCTGATGCTTCATTCAAAATGTTGTTAAAATCTAAAATCATGAATCCCCCTTAATCATCTTCATCAGCATCCAAGTCTTCTTGGATGATAACAGGAATTGCACCTTCAATCTTCAACCTATCACTAAACAGTCCAAGGTGTTTTCCAAGCAGTTCTAATGCTCTGATTTTGTCATAGGTTTTGATTTCTCTTTCAGTTCCAAGTTCACCTGACTTGGTTGTGAAGGTCTTAATTCTGACAGAACAGATAGTTGCTGTATCATCCCTGGTTGCAGTATCTTTGACTGTCACATCATTCATATTCACAAAATCTGACATGTTAGCAAAAGCAATCTTGGCAAGTTCAAGAACAATCCTGTCCTGATTCACACCAGTTCTTTTGCTTCTTTCAGCCATAGCTTTATCAATAGCACCTGAAATGCTAACATTTGCTAACAATCTTGCACCCTGTTCATTTGCTGTCTGTGGGGAATACCCTGCACGAATAGCAGCCTGGGTTGCATTCAAATCAAGCAGATATTCTTCAATAAATGCCTTTTGTTTCTTTGTCATCTAATCACCATCCTTTCTGTGTGGTTTATATATTTTCAAGGTCAACATTTGTCAACATTTTATGTTTTACCTTGTACTTACCTTACCTATCTGAATCCCTGTCAGAACTCATATAACGGTCAATTAGCGGTTTTCTTTGCTTCTTTGGGTATTTGTATGCCCTGGTCTTCATAAATGGCAAATATGAATAACCAGGGCATACACCATGAAAAAATGAAACCAAAGAAAGAAATCTAATGAAGAAATGGTTGATTGGATTGCAGTACAGTTCCCTAAACCGCAAACCCTTCAAAAGACAAACCGCACACGAAAGGGGGCAGCCACCACCTTTCTATATTTGGATTTATCCATATTACAATATTATCAGATTCACCATGCACTATCAACGAAAAACGCTATATATAGTTATTCTTGGCAAATATAACACTGCATATAGTGTTTTTTGAAAGTTAATGTTCAAAAGAGAAGACCCACACTGTATCATCACAATGTGGGTCTATTTTCATTTCTTGTATATGATTGTCCTTGTTTGGTCAATACCCAAACCAACTTTTTCAGCTATGTACTGGGGTGACCTTCCTGCATAGAACAGGTTCTTGATGTATTCTTCCTTTGCTGCCTGGGTAGGGAATTGTAGTGCATTGGGTTTCTTGTTGAAATAGCACCGCCTACCTGCAAAGGCATCAATTGCTTTCTGTGTGGCTTCTTCGCCTATTACTGAACAAAGTTCTGTCATGGTAACTGATTCAGACATATTACTTCACCCTGGTCATACTTGCAATTGCACCGTCAAGAAATCCTTCTTTCTGATTTGCATTAGTAAATTTTGATAGTTCTGCATTCAATGCCTTTTCAAAGTTCTTTGCATTGATGTCCTTGACCTGCTGAATTTTTGCTGAAACTCTTTCCTCTTGCTCTGTATTTTTCATAATTATCATCCTTTCAAATTTTGTTTAAGTTCGCCTTTGGTACTTGAACATTCTTGAACACCGCATGGTTACTGGGTTTTTAAGCTGTTTTATGTTCAAGTGTTCAAGTACAAGACCTGATTTTCTATTAAGATTATTTTTATAAATAATAGTAATTTGATGATTATTTTCGTTCATATAATAAGAAGTTAAAAGTATCTTAAACTACTTAAACAGAATCACCCTGAATCCCTTGTGTAGCAAGGCTGTTCAAGTTCTCTGTATTCTCACCACAACTACTTGAACAGCACTTGAACAGCACTTGAACATTTTCATTTTTCAAGCTGCTTCAACAAGAATTTCATTATCCGCTTGTAGTCTTCCACACAAACTTCAAGGTCTTCTGCATCAAGTTCTTGAATAAAGGCAAGCTTGTCTTCATCAGAAGCATAATTCCATTCATCAATACCAATTGCAGATATTTCTCGTAAACATGTAGCAGGCTTGTTGCGATAGACCCTTTTCACATCCTTCCCAAATCTTTCACTGACCACCCTGAAATCAAAGTATCTGCAAATGAAATGCGAAAAATCAATTTGTGTCATTGTTTTCAGCTTCAATGAATCAGAAATGTATTTATACATTTCATAGACTTCTGTATTGACCTTGCCATTGATATAATCACCGCTAATCATACGGTCAATAATAATCAGTGAATCAAACTTGTAACCTCTTGCTTTGATTTGTTTTTTCTGCTGCTTAACAGGAACACCTTCCATTTCCTGCATCATCTTGTCCAGTAATTGACGATTAAGGAAGTCTTTCCTTGCTTTTGTTATGTTGATGTCCTTGATATTTAGCATGATTTCACCGCCTTCTTATTCAAAAGTTCAATTGCCTGTTGAACATATTCAGCAAGGTGACCATTTTGAAGACCTACTTCCAGGGCATTAAACCCAAAGTCTTCCTTGTCATTTAGTAGCATTGTTTTGACATCCTGGGCAGATACTTCTGCACCTGCTGCATCAATCATTCTTTGGATTGTCAACATGGTCATTGCACTTGAAATTTCATGTTTGTAGCTGCCATAAGTAGAGAACTGAACTGTACTACCAGGATAAATTGAACGAAGGAATTCATTACATACATGGATTTTGATTCCATCTGTTAAAGGGTATTGGACTTGCTTTTCAATGCCATCAATCAATTCTGTTATAGCAATTGCAGGTTCACCCTGGTCTGCTGCTATCAATTCCATGTTGATTATGTTGTTCTTGTTAATACCTTCAAAATTCTTAATTGTTTTCATTGTTTTTACCATCCTTTTCATTTTTATTTGGCTAATTGATTCCTTCAAGTATTACATTGATGTCTTTCTGAATCCTATCAAGTAATAGGTTGATAAGTTCTTGTTGGCATTCTTTGCTCATAGTTTCACCTGCTTTCCTTGGTTGCTTTCATTACTGGAAGATTTGAAGTGCTGTAACACTTAATCAATCAAATCTTCAACTTTGCTATTCAGTGCCTTGGCAATCTTTCCAACTGTAACTGGCTTTGGATTGCTCTTTCCATTCATAATCTTTGATAGTGCAATCCTTGATACTTCTGATTGCACTGCAAGTTCATTTACTGACATACAAGAATTTGCCATTGATACCTGCAACTTGTGGATATTGAGCTTCATATATTTCACCCCCTTTAATAGCTTACAGATACATTTGTATCTGTTTACATTTACATTATAGTGGATACATAAGTATATGTCAACACTAAAATAATTATTAAAAAATATACAAAAGTATCTTTACAAGATACAGATTTTAGATTATACTGTCCATGAGGTGATGAAAATGAATGTAGGTGAAAAGATTAGGGCATTAAGAAAAAGTTCTAATCTTACCCAAAAGGAACTGGCAAAGAAGTCAGGTATAGCTGAAATCACAATCAGAAAATATGAAAATCAAGATAGACAACCAAAGATTGAACAAATTGAAAAAATAGCCACTGCTTTGGAAGTGACACCCCTTGAAATTTTGGGTTTTGATTATTGGGATAATGCAATAGACACAAAAGAACTTTCTGATTCAGCTTCATTGTTGGATTCCATTAAAAATGAATATGGTGAAGATGCTGTTCAGCTTCTTAGATGGTTCAATGAACTGAATGAACAGGGCAAGACCAAAGCTGTAAGTGATATTGTTGATATGACCGAAGTATCAAAGTATAAAAAACCACCTACTGAACAGAAGTAGATGGTTAAATAAAAAATATAAAGACAAATATGAAAGGATGTTGAATTATGTTTGATAAGAATCTAAAGGTTGGTGCTGTATATTGTGATGGTATTTCCACCTTCACACCCAATTATCCAATTTCTGTGACCGTCAATGAAGAAGAAAGACAAGTGTCTTTTGACATGCGTTTTTCCAAAGTACCCAATGCAAATTTGTCTTTTGATAAAATCACCAATATTGCTTGGGTGACAGAAAAAGATGTAAAGGATGCCAGTGTTATTGGAAGTGCAATTGTAGGTGGTGTGCTGTTTGGTGGATTGGGTGCAGTTGTTGGTGCAGTCGCAGGAACAAAGAAAAAAAGTGAAACCTATTTAGTCATCAATTATACTGCTGCTGATGGAACAGTGAAAGCCATATCAATGAAAGCAAATGGTGATTTGAAAATATTCAAGTTAGAAAAAGCAATAAAAAAGCACCTTAGTCCTGCATCTGTTGAAGAATTAGAACTATAAAAAAGAGAATGCCCCAGGTGTTACAGCACCCAGGGCATTCAGGAAAGCAACCAAATCAAGCATGAAGCCAACAAGCAATCAAGTTGAAAAGGTGTATTATATTATACCATTTCACTGATTCAAAATCAATGAAAGGAATGGTGTACTATGAAGAATCCAAACGGATATGGGTCAGTTGTCAAATTGTCAGGCAACAGAAGAAACCCCTTTGCAGTAAGAAAGACAACAGGATGGAACGAAAAGGGTCATCCTATTTATGAAACCATTGGTTATTACCCAACAAGGGAAGCAGGAATGATTGCCCTTGCTGAATACAATAAATCCCCCTGGGATATAGATGCAGAAAAGGTCACCCTGGAATCACTCTTTGAGCAGTTCAAGGAAAAGAAAATGAATAAGATGGGTAAATCCACCGTAGGTTCATTGAATGCAGCATATAAGCACACAAAATCCATGTGGAATATGAAGTATAAGGAAATCAAGTCCTTTCACATGCAGGATGTCATTGACAACTGTGGATGTGGGTATTCCACCCAGTGGGCAATCAAGAACCTATTTGGTCACCTGGATAAGTTTGCCCTTGAAATTGATGTTATAAACAAATCCTATGCCCAGTTGACCACCGCTGAACCAATACCTGAAACAAGCAAAATGCCATTCACTGATAAGGAAGTCAAAGCAGTATGGAAAATCAAAGACCAAGAATGGGTTGATTCAGTCCTGGTGTTTCTTTACACTGGATTCAGAATCAGTGAACTGCTTGCAATTAAGACCGCAAATGTTGACCTGGTTGCAGGAACAATTCAAGGTGGTACAAAGACCAAAGCAGGAAAAGACCGTATCATTCCAATTCATTCAAAGATATTTGACATTGTGAAAAAGAAGGTTGAAGAAGGCAATGAATATCTGTTCAGCTACAATGGAAAGAAGATGTCCAGTTCCCAGTATTATGTTTATTGGAATGCTATCATGGAACAATTAGGAATTGAAAAAACACCCCATGAATGCAGACACACTTTCAGGTCAAGACTTGATTCAGCAGGTGCAAACAAGGTGTGCATTGACCTGATGATGGGTCACAAATCAAAGGAAGTTGGGGAAAGAGTTTATACCCATAAAAAACTTGAAGAATTGAAGACTGCTATTGAACTAATAGCAAGTTAA